CATCCCCATTTCTTTTAATTTGTTATACATAGTGGCTGCACCAGAAATTGCACCAGAAATACCAGCTGCAATACTGTCCTTTGGAGCAAATGTGTTAGTGGTCTGCATTGGCATTCCACTGAGCATGTTCTTTTGCAATGTCAACATGTCTTGTGGGTACTTAAGCTGTCTCAAGTACTCATTATATGCAGCGTTATCCTTTGCTTGTGCAAGTTGTTGCTGTTGACCACCAGCAGTTCCAAGAGCCGTTAGGTTCTGTAATCCATACTGAGCTTGTTGAGCACCTGCATTAGCAGCAGCTGTGTTAGCCTGTGTAGCAGCTTGTAGACCTTGTAAGTCATATGTGGCAGCAAACTGTTTACCAGCCTGATTAAGCTGTTGACCCTGTAGGTTACGGGCTTGGTCAGCATTGAACTGAGTAGCAGCATTGTTATAGGCTTGGTTATAGCCAGAACCAATCAATCCAGCCTGTTGAGCCAATAGGTTATGTTCACCTTGTCCTTGTAATATAGCCTGTCTAGAACCACCATATGCCCCAGCTTGTGCTAGTTTAGCCATATCGCCCTGCTGGTTAATCTTGTGTTGGCGAGTTAAGGCAGCTAACTGAGGGTCTAATGCCTGTTGGATGTACGGATTCATGTACTGTTGAGCAGCACCAGCATTAAATGTGTTAGTGGTAACGCCAGTCGGTGTATAGTTAAGAGCCTGTTGTTTAGCTCCAATATCCTGAAGGTTAGTACCTGCTGTCATTAAAGAGGTTGGCAGGGTCAAGTTACTTAAACCTTGAAATGCCTGATTCTGTAGGGCAGAAGGTCCAGCAGCCATCTCTCCTGTGTATTGAGGAGTTGGAGCACTAGTGAGAGTCTGTGCTTTATCCAACATATTAGATACATATGGTTGGAACCCAGTACTAACGCTCTGTTGTTCCGATTGTTTTGGTACACCTTGTAATTCTGTGGGTGTGAATAGTCCCATTTTAGTTCCTCACCTTCGGCATAAATTTGGCGGCATGAATCTGTTTGCCTTGTTTAGGGTTTCCTGTTCTTGCCTTACGGACTCGCTCCATCATGGCATACAGCACTTTTGCTCCAGCTTCAGATGAACCATTACCTAAATGGCTCACTACATCAGCAGGTATTACAAACTCTTCATTAGCTAACCTAGCAGGTTGTGAACCAGCTATAGAGGCAGGGATGTCATCAGACATACCATCTCCGGGTCCTTTAAGCATCCTTCCACCGTCTGAATAACTTCCTAGGGAAGATATACCACCATGAGCCATACCGCCATATGCAAACATCTGCACAGAGTTAGTGGGGTCAGTATTATATTGATTACCAATAGTGGGTTGGATACTCATTAAACCACCACCAGCAGCCTTCATAGGAGAAGCAATGCCATCTGTATCACTTGTATCACTTGTATTACCAAGCAATGAATCAGCCAATATACTTAGCGGAGACGATGTATCTTGTCCAGCAATATTCCCTTGAGCATCTATATAAGACATAGTACCATCAGGTGACATAATCTTTTGCGAGCCATCAGGACTTGTTATAGTGGTGGAACCGTCTTGATTATTAACGGCTTGTGGTTCAGGGGTAGTTTCATTTACCATTTGCATTCCAGTTTCTGGCATAGGGCTATCAGTAGCAGCGATAACCTGACCATCTTGTGTTAACCATGTGTTGTCAATGCCTTTGGTTAGACCAAACGCAGCTGCATCACCTATCTTGTTACCTTGTTCATCTAATGCCTGTCCTTCGCTGTCTATGCTTCTTACTAGCTGTGCCGCCTCTTTGGTTTGTGCAGGACTCAGGTTTGGTATATCTGTCTTGGTATCAAGACTAGCTGACATCGTAGAGGCTGTATCTCCTTGAGTAGGTTGAACATTTTGGATGTGTGTTGGTAAAGAAGCAGCTGTGCTCGCCAATGTTACAGCTGGCATCAACGCTGCATACTGACCAGCTCCTGCCCTAAGTGCTCCATTAGCTAATGTATTAGCTGCAACATCGCCAACATTCTGACCACGCAAAGCAGCAGTGGTAGCGGCACCAACAGTAGAACCAATAGTCCTATCCCAAGCATTAGTTTTAGAACCTTCGCCACCAGTATCAGCATTATCTGCCACTAAAGAGCTTATACCAGACCCTACACCAGATGTTATACCTTGCTCTAATGCATCACCTATGTCCTTACCACGCAAGATACCAGCACCTGTTGCAACAGCTGTTGAGCCTACGCTAGACTTAATTGCGGTATTAAGCTCTGGGGAGAAACCATCAACGCTGAACTTATCCCCCATAGCACTGCCAATGTGAGCAGCTGCATAGGATATAGCAGCACTCTTAGCTGCATCTTCAATGCTTCCACCCTTTGCTATTACCACACCAGCCTTAACTGCTGGCAACCATGCAAGGCTTGCCCCACCAGTAGCTGGAGCTGCCACCACAGCACCTATTGTCAGTATCGTTCCTAAAGGGTCTTTAAGAGCACCTTCGACTGCTTGCATTGCACTGTCTGCAACGAACCCAACTGCTTTATCAACTACCCTAACGGCTGCACTCATTTAAGCTGCCCTGCTCTCTTTGGACCAATGTCACAAGTGATTCGATAGCCTGTTGATAGATTCTTAACTGTGTATGAAACAGTTGGTTTGCCATCCTTGTCGGGGTTAACTCTTTGGCGATTCTTATTTGACACTATGGCATCAAATAAACTGAAGATAGTTTTATCACTAAAATCAACAACTAAGGTATCATACCCAGCTGCATACATAGCCTTTGCATAGACTATGCTGTTCTCTACATAGTTCTGTGCGGTATCTGCGTTCAATGCACGGGCATAAGCCACTCTATCTTTGCATTTATGTGATATGTACAATGTATTGCCTTCTTGCATTAGCACAACACCCGGCTCTCTTACCTCAACCATAACGGCAGCTAGTACTTGGTCTGGTGTGTACTCAGATTTAGTCTGTGTAGTAGCCTCCAAGATAATCTCTTGTGGCTGTAATTCCTTCTGTTTACTATCTACTAGCATAATCGACCTTTATGTTTAAACAGTTAATGCTGATACAAACGACATTGTAGCAACAACTGACTGAGTTGCAGGCTTAGTGGGTGAGCCAGAAGCCGCATAAGCTGGAATAGTTACATCAATGTCGGTTGTAGACCACCATATCTCAACATAATCACCAGCGTTCATAGACAGGAAATAGTTCCAGCCTTTAATATCATGCGATGGGTCACCAACACTTTTTCTTGCTGGCATTCCTATAACACCAGTGGAGCCTACAATGTCTACTCCGTTCTGACGTAGCCAGATATATACATCTTGTGAGGCATTATCTAAGTTCTGAACCTGTACACTAAACTGTAAGTTATATATACCAGCCTTTACTACTGTCATTTGTGAAGAAACAATAGATACATTGTTAGAGAAGTCAGTGGTATTAAGAGTTAATAGGGTGGTAGTGTTTACAGTTGTAGACTGAGAAACATCAGAAGAGAATGCCCCATACGGGAAGTTTAATGCAGAACCACCTCCATCAGTCTCTAAGTCTAGTATGGCTGAGTTTAGCTCTACCACTGCATTGTTTAAGAGGTTGAAATACAGCCTCAATACATTGTTTAATTGATTAAGATACAACGCACTAAACTCTGGCTTAGTGATTGGTAAGGCTGGTACAGCTGGTATAAGGATACTCAAGTGTTACCTCTACGACCATCAGGGCGAATATCAATACGAGGAGCACCTATCTGCCATTGCAGACCTAGCTGGTTACCTTCAATCTTAAATGACATCTGCCTACCGCGTATCCTGACATATATGGTGCCTGTGTATTGCTCTATTGGAACAGTAGATGAACGGGTAACTTCTGCATAGTATTCACCGCCTTGTGACTTAGGGTTATTGTATCCAGAGCCAGAATTCTGTAATGGATACATACTCATAGTAACAACAGGATTGGCACATACAGAGCCATCAAAGCGCAAGTCTGGTAGGATTCTCCATATAAACCCAAAGTTATGCCCATCATCTATATCAAACTCAGATGATTGAATATAGGAATCTATAGGAGTTGATGGAACTAACACACCATCATCTGTACCCTGTTCATGGAATACAATGTTATTAGAATAGGTAGCAGCCATAGGATAGTTACGCAAGCCTGAATCTAGCCATGCTGTCCTACCCATAGTACCGTAATACCATATATTCTCTAGGTAGTTATATATGACATATTGGTCCACTACGGTGGAACCACCTGAACAATAGAACCACCATACCTCATTGAACCCTTCATTGGTACCACCAACCACCTGATAGTTTTGCTCAAGATTAATATCACTAAATACATACTGGCGCAAATCACAGTTTAATGTGGAAACGCTACCATCATATTTATAGAACTTATCCCTACCCATCCAATACACAACACCAGAAGCTACAGCGGGTGCATTAGGACCCATGATTGATATGTTATCGGCTAACAGGGTTACACCCCAAACAGCAGGTGCTCCTAGGTATTGCAATGAATACATAGTAGAATCAGTCCATACCAGTATTTCTTGGCGAACCTGCAAGACTGATATAATCAGGGAACCATGAGATAGTCTTATACTACCAGCCTGATTAGTTGCATCAGGAGTCCACTGTGTTATTGATTCTTGGTCAGACCATCTGATAAGCATAGGGTCTTGAGTAACAGAGCCATAATCATTACAGCCAAATGCAAATACAAACCTAGATGAATCAGATACTTGAATGAAGTTCTGTACAACAGGAACATCTGATGCACCGTATATAGTAGATATATTTATACCAGCTACAAAACCATTCGCTGCTATCCAGTAATACATACTCCCGCCTACTGGTCCGAAGATAAGGTCTTCTCCAAAGTTAGATTGAGTCCATAGTCCTAGGTTAACGTTGCTTGTTGTGCCAGTACCTACACCTTCTCCCCAAGGTCCGCTGCCCCAAGGACCTGCTGACCATCCACTTACTGATATCTGTATCTCAGGATTGGCATTGATTTGGTACTGAACAGTTACAGTTCCAGTGAATGTTCCAGAGGCATTAGCCACCGTAGAGGCAACAATAGTGTAGGAGTTGGTATTGACCTTAGTGATTTCATACCATCCTGTTATAGTTACATTGTTGAATGTGCTAGTAGAGGTGAATTCTGCATAGTCACCTGTTAAACATCCATGCCCTGCATCTGTAACTGTGACGATAGAAGATGCTGAAACAGTCACTAAAGGATTTGTCAATCTTCTAGTATAGATAAAGGCTTCAGTTTCTACAGCTCCTCCACCTGTAACGCTAGATGTGGCAATGGTTCCAACAACAATACTAAATGAGTTGGTATCAATTCTGGTAACTGTAAATTGCTTATTTAAATCAGAAGCAGGTACACCACCTACCGCAGAAGCACCAGTGAAAGATACCTTATCGCCTGTTGATAGATTAATGCCAGCCCAAGTAACGGTTACTGTTGCTGAACCATTTACTGTGGTAAAAGGATTGGTAAGG